CTTAGACATGGCAACGTCATCCTAGATGTGTGTGAAATGGTGACAGGTGATGCTGGTGAAGGTATGGATTGGGCGCTGGACAAAGCTCTCAAAGCTAACGCTGATCACTTCATCTGGGACGCTGACGGCTTAGGTGTTTCTCTAAAGCGTCAGGTAGATCAGGCGCTCTCAGGAAAGAATGGCATCACATACTCTATGTTCAAAGGCTCAGAGGCTGCTGAAGATCCAGAGCTGCCGTATACAAGAGGCGGTACACAGAGGAACAAGACTAACCGTGAGACTTTCAAGAACAAGCGAGCGCAATACTGGTGGCGGCTAAGAGATAGATTTGAGGCTACTCACCGCGCAGTTGAGAAAGGCGAGTATGTGAACCCAGAGGATATGATCAGCCTGTCTTCGGAGATAGCTACGATAGATCAGCTTAGAGCTGAAGTCTGCCGCATACCCATCAAGCGAAACAATGCTGGAAAGATACAGATACTAAGCAAGATAGAGATGGCTAAGCCTCCTTATCGGCTACCAAGTCCTAACATGGGTGACGCACTTATGATGTCGCTCCATTCACCCAAAGCAATTAATCAACAGAAGGTTACTCTTAACTTCTCAGGCTGGAAGAATCATGGCTAAAAAAGACAATTACGTTTACGAGAAAGACTCTAAGAAGGAGTACGGCGAGGATACTTATGATTCCTCCAAGTACAAAGATCACGATTATATTATTAATTTGCTATCGTCTTCTCAATCAGCAGACCAAGACCTGCGCGACAATGGCCGTGAGGCTGCGTTGTTTGTAGATAAGCGTGATGGTCAATGGGAGCCGTATTGGTATTCTAATGCTGGTGAGAGCAAGTCTCCACGCTACAGCTTTGACATGGTGAATCCGATAATTGATCAGGTCTGCTCAGAGATAGAGCAAGCCTCGTTTGATGTAAACGTCTCGCCTGCTGGCGGCAACTCCACTAAGGACATTAGCAACACCTACTCTGGCATTGTGCGTAATATCGAGTCTATGTCTGATGCTAAAGAAGTCTACAGTCATTCTGCCAGAAGCATGGTTACATCTGGGTTCGGCGCTTGGCGCGTTGTTCACAAGTATGTAAGTCAGGATAGCTTTGACCAAGACCTGTTCATTGAGCCTATCGGTAATGCTCTTGATAGGGTCTGGTTTGATCCAGCGGCTGAGAAGCAAGACAAGTCTGATTCACGGTATTGCTTCGTTCTGCATGCTATTGGCAAGGATGAGTATGACAGGCGCTGGCCTGAAGCATCTGGTCAGTCAGTCGATGAAGGCCGTGATGGCGAGGCGTATTATGATAAAGCTGAGGTCGTAGTCGTAGGGGAGCTGCTGTATTGCGAAGAGAAAGAGCGCGAGCTAGTCATGATGTCCAACGGGCAGGTGCATGAGGTCAATGATGATTTCAAGAAGATCTCTGATGAACTGAAAGCTATCGGAGTGACAGAAACCCGTAGGCGTAAGCGCGTCAAGAAAGAGGTATGTTCACGGTTATTTGACGCTAGTGATTGGTTAGAAGCAAAGAAAAAGACAGTCTTTAATATGATTCCGGTGATTCCGATTTACGCCAACTACAAGATATTTGAGAACAAGACTATCTTCTGGGGATTGGTAGAAAAGCTCATGGACTCACAACGAGTGCTGAACTACTCAGTTAGCCGTGAGGTAGCAGAGACTAGCCTTGCACCAAGGTCTAAGTATTGGATGACAATGGGACAAGCGGCAGGCCACGAGGATTCATTGCAGACTCTCAACACCAACCATGATCCGGTGCAATTCTTCAACGTAGATCCAGAGTTCCCGCAAGTGCCTCAGCAGCAAGGCGGCGCACAGATCAACCCAGCGTTACGCACAATGTCTGAGGCTATGAGAGGCATGATTACCTACGCATCTGGCATGTTCAGCAGCAACATGGGCGATAATCCACAGAATCAGTCTGGCGTTGCGATTAATGCTCTACAGAACAAAGGCGATAACTCTACGATTAAATACTTCAAGGCGTTGGAATTTGGCATCCGCGCTACTGGTCGCGTCTTAGTAGCTGCCATCCCAGAGATCTATGACTCAGCGCGCACTGTAAGGCTGCTGAAGGAAGACAATACTTATGATGTTGCTGACATCAATCAGAAAGTCATAGACCAACAGACAGGCGATGTGGTGACTGTTAATGATCTGTCAGTCGGCAACTATGACGTACAGGTCAAGGCTGGTGCGAGCTTCAAGAATCGTCAACAGGAGACTATTGAAACAATCATTGAGATTGCCAAGGTTGATCCTACTATTCTTCAGATCGCTGGTGATGTGTTACTGGACAACGTGGCTACTGCTTCAGCTCAGCAGATCTCTGATCGCAAGCGCGCACAGATGATAGCGTCTGGCCTGATACCACAAGATCAAATGACCGAAGACGAAATGATGGAAGCGCAGCAGCAGCCAACAGATCAGCAGCAAGATCCTAATATGGTCTTAGCTCAGGCTGAGCAGATGAAGGCTCAAGCTGAAATGCTCCGAGCGCAGATAGAGCAAGCGAAACTTCAGAACGAGCAGATGAAGCTACAACTGGAAGCTCAGAAGCTCCAGACGCAGATGCAAGGCGATCAGGCTGACAACCAGATAGATTCATTCAACGCTGAGACTAAGCGCATGGAAACTCAGATCAAGGCTCAAGAGGCTGGAGCAACGATTGATAGGACAAGCGCCCAAGCAATGGGTGAGGAGCTAGACAATCAAGAGAAGATGGCTGACATGATGGATAGGCAGCGAGCGGAGGCTGAGCGTATGCGAGCAGAGGCCCAGCGCAAAGCAATGAGGTTCATGTCTGACTCTGAGATAGCGAGAATGCAGAATGGCTGAACGTAGACCCAGCGCAGGATCATCGGCTATTAACCAAATGGCTGAGAAGAACTACAAGTACGGTGGAGACTCTACTCTTGGCGGCTTGCTGCTACCTTTTCGTAGAGAAATTCTTAGCGAAGAGGAAAGCCAGATCGTAGACTTTGATGATAGTGGTCAAGCTATAGTCGAAACAATTCCGGCTCAGTACGGTGAGACTGAGATAGATTCCTCATACAGTCCGGCATTCAGAGGCGCTAGGTCTGCTGGATCTTTTCTTAATGACATCTTCTTTGGTGATGCTAACGAGCAATCGCAAGCTGCTGGCAAAGCTGTCAGTGCTATCAGAGGAGTTGTCAAAGCTGTTCCGCAGATGATAGACGAGCAAATGCGAGCAGCAGGCTCTGATGGTCGATACTATGATCCAGAAACTAGGAGAATTGTAGAGTTTGATCCTACTTTGGTTATGGGAGGCAGTGGCGCTGGTATGAAGGCTGTAAGGAACACTCCCAGCAACCAAGTAATTCTTGGCACAATGGGAAGCAAAACAGCTAACTATACGCCTGACCAAAGAAAGTCTATGGATGAGCTTGAAAGACAAGGAATGGATACTGAGAATCTATTCTTGCATGGCACATCTGACGATATAAGACAGCCAACATCTAGCAAAACAGGTGCTAGAGATTCTGGTTTTATAGGAGAAGGTTTCTACGGTGCTACACCAGAAGGATCTAGGATATCTGATTTCTATGCAAATACGGCAGCTCCTAGATTTAGGAATGAAGCAGGAGACTATAGTGACCCTAATGTTTTCCCATATATAACAAGGCGTGGAAACTATAAGCAGTATTCTTTAATGGATAAGGCTGGGATGGGCATTGTCGCTCAAAAAAATCCTGAATACAGCCAGAATTTAACTCAAAAAAATATAGATGAAGGTTTTATAGGTGCTGAAGTAATCGATGCAGATGGAAGCATCATTGAAAGAGTCAACTATTTCCCAGATACGGATACACGCTCGGCTCTCAACTACGATACTACAGACCTATACTCAGGCGGCGGCAGGCAAGGCTCAGCTATTGCTGGCGGCTCGGCGCTGCGAGAGACGTTTCGCATAGGAGATGAAGGCTTTGATCCAAGGTTTGACAGTCGTGCTAAAGAACAGCAACGTATATCAGATACAGAGCTAACATATGAAGGATCGCCTATAGCGCGTCCTGAAGTTAGTATTTTTGATTATGAAGGAAAGCCATTTAGAATAACTATGGCAGATAGGACAAAGGCTGGATCTCGTATCACTGGAGCTGAAGGAGTTAATTATGACTTGCCTGTAGAGCTGCAAGGCGGTCAAGACTTTATGTTTTCCAACCCAGCAGGCAGAGAAGGACAAGTCTGGGCGCAAGATAGAGGAGCGACATCAGCCTTTTTAAACTCATTTATGGGATTAGATGGCAAGCCAATAGCTGATGAGGTGCTTATGTTGCCTTACCGGATGGCCCCAAGTGGTGGAGACTTCTCTACTATGACCGGAGAGGTAATGGTTACTCACGCTAGAAATGCTGTTTCTAGGAAAGCAAAGAGTCAAGCAGACAAGACCATAAAAGAATTCTATCCAACGTGGAAAGGAATAGATAATCCTGAAAGCATAGATCAGATTAGAGAAATGACAGGCGATCCAAGAAAATCGTTATTGCAAGTTATGGATAGAGATTTGAGAAACGAAGGAGGTCTAGGTATAGGACAAGCAAGATTGGCTGTAAGTGATCGCGCTCAATACAACGCTCCTGATTTCAATCTTCAAAATGTTGGTATTGCAAATCCATATGGTGATTCAAGGTTTGAAGTGTCTGGTCATCGCACCTATGGTCAAGGATTAGCAGGAAGACCTGAAGGCATTTTGAGAGAGCAAGATATAAATGTCTTTGAGTTAATGCCTGATCTTGTAAGCGCCAGAGGATTTGACAGCGTTGATTCTTTGCTTAGAGCTGATCCATCTACTTTAGCGAAAGAACAATACACTTTGCGCCGAGGCACTAGAGGCGGTGTGATAACTGAAGAGATGCTGAAAGATATACAAGCTCGCAGAGCAAACTAAGAAATGTCAGCATTGAGAGGAATTGCATAAACGATTTATGGAAGCGTAATAGTGGTTCGAATCCACGGGCGGTAATCTATCGGAGCCTCGCACGGAGTGCCGCTTCCACCTTAACTAAGATTGGCGTTTTTATCTAGGCAGGAATTTGCAATAAAAATACACGAAAACCTGCCTACGGACAAAACTCAATTAAAAAACTCTTGTTTTGTCCGTAGCCACGGATTTAAAAAAGCTGTATGAAAGTATTGCTTTTTATCAAATTGTGGTATATTTGACCACTAGCGTACTCCACGCTTTTATGGAGGCACGGAACGTCACCGTTTATTTGACGGCATAACAGTAGGTATAAGATGCAACCAGAAGATATGGTCGATGAGGCTTTAGAGCTTGAAGACGTAGCAACTGCAGATCAGGAAACTGATTCCGAATCATCAACGGATACTGGTGAAGACCAAGAACAATCCACTAGACCTGTTTTTAATGAAGAGCAGCAGAAGGTATTTGATAAGGCTATAAGCGAGAAGACTTGGAAGGCGCGAGAAGCAGAGCGTCAGGCCGAAGATTACCGCAAGCGCCTTGTAGATCTTGAAGCTAGGATTCCTAAAGAACAGCCGCCCGAAGTGCCGAAAGTGCCTGACTTCTATAGCCTCTCTGATAGAGAGATACAGGATCAGCTCCGACAGCGTGATGAGGCGATTGCCAAGCGAGCAGAATTCGCAGCACGGCAGCAGGCCGCAGAAGGTCAGCAGCTAGAAATGCAGCGTCAGCAGCAAGCAACAGCAATTAGTGAGCAAAATGCGAAGATCGCAACCTACGCAGAACGCTCTAAGAACCTTGGTGTAAAAACTGAGGATCTGCAAAGCGCAGCAAACAAGATAGGCCAGTTTGGGATTAACTCAATGCTGTCTAGTCATCTGATAGATATAGAAGATGGAAGTCTTGGAACGCTGTACTTAGGTCAGAATCTCTTAGAGTTGGATAAGTTGGCAAATATGCCTGCTAATAAAGCGTTGTTGTATTTGGATCAGATCATTATGCCAAAGGCTAGAAAACTTAAACCTAATGTTAATGCCGCTCCTGATCCACTAGACACGCCGAAAGGCGCTGGGATAAGCCCCAAAGCTGGTGGCCCGAAAGGAGCAACTTTTGAATAAATGAGGTAGTACGATCATGGCTAATAGCTTATCAAGTAATATAACCCGTCCTCTGGCACGGGTGTTCTTAAATGCGTTTCAGAGTTCACGAGTCCTAACCAAGACGGTTGATACTCAACTGCTTTCAGGGCGCTTCACTCCTTCAACTGGTAGTAGTGTGGATTTTAAACGTCCTCACGACTACAACACTATCCGTACTGCTGGTGGAGACATTTCTGCCTCAGCCAAGTCTGACATCATTGCAGGCAAGGCCACAGGTACGGTGCAGCCCTACTTCACTGTAGCTACCGAGTTCACGAACATTCAAGAGGCTCTTGAGCTGGATCAGTTAGAGCAAATCCTCGCTCCTATGGCGCGAAGAATTGTCACTGATATCGAGACTGATCTTGGTGGTTTTATGATGAAGAATGCTTCACTGCGTTATGGTACTCACGGTGTCTTTGCTGATGCTTGGACTGATATCGCTGGTGCAGGCGCGCTACTCGATAGCGTTGGAGTGCCACCTGAAGCAGATAAATACTACGTTATGAATCCATTTACGGCTACTAAACTTGCAAACGCACAGAATGGCCTGAATGCTGCCGATCAACTTGTTCGTACAGCATGGGAAAACAGCCAGATTTCTGCCAATTTTGGTGGACTTAGAGCGTTGACTTCTCAGAGCTTGAACACGTTTACATCTGGTACTGGCACAGATCGCGCAGGTACTTTGAGTGCTGCTCCAAATGCTACTTACTTGGCAGCTAAGGACACAATGACGCAGAGTATTGCTGTTGCTGCTCTACAGGCAGGCATGGTAGTTAAGGCTGGCGATATGATTAAGATCGCTAATGTTAATCGTCTAAACATCAACTCT